AAATACTGAGGCGCCGGTAAGGAGAGAGTGAAACCCGGCGCCTCAGTCGTTTGCGCCCTACTGCGGGGGAGGTACTGGTGCAGGCTGCCCGGCGACAGGCAACGCGGACGCTGACTTCGAGTCGCCAACGAGTGACGACAAGAGGGACGTCACGAACGAGGCGCCGACTCCGATAGCAAGCCCGACGAGAGTCGACTCCAACGTGACTCCACCATTCGCCCATGACACAGCGCCAATCGATGCAAGCGCGGCTTGCGCTGCGGTCTTGACTGCTCGCTCGATGGCGTCCTTCCAGAACTGCTTACTCCACATGTTCCCTCCTAGTTGACGTTCAGGATGTTGATCCCGAAGAGGAAGATGAGAATGAGCGTCACCGCGATAGCGATGCTCGCCCATGAAGGTGCACTCGGCGGCACAGTTCACCTCCTCTCAGTTTCGTACGGGCTTGAACTCCACGTTGCCACGCCTGAAGGCGTCGCCGTGTGAGTCCGTCCAGTTGTCCGGACGGTTGATCTTGGTCTTGACCAGCTGCAGGTCCTTGTTGCGGAGGTACGACACGATGTAGAAGTCGGGCTTGGTGAGCCGTTCCTTCTCACGCCTGACCATGACACGGAACCTGTCCGCGGAAGGCTCAGGTGCTGCTCCGTGCAGGTTCGTGGCCACGTCGATCTTGCGTGACGGTGCCCACTCACGATGCTGGACGCACTGCCCTGCACCAATGTCGCCCTTTCTGAAGATCGCAGCCCACCCACGAGCAGCGAGAAGCACGAGGCGGTCAGGCAGCGGGTGCAGCCCGTCATGCTCGATCTCCATGCCCCACGCAGTCGAGTTCCCGGTCATGCCCTTGATCGAGCCGCCATCCGGAAGGCCTGCGTGGTTCGCAGGGCCAGCTGCGATCACATAGAAGACACCGTTGAACCCGAGCAGGACGTTGCACAGTGGCCCAGGTAAGTCGTCGCGCCCGTGGATGCAGATGTTGAGTGACGGCGCCGGCGAGGTGTTGCTCGGGTGCCCTGCCGTGTGGTGCATGACGCCACCCTTTGGGTTGAACGCAGCGAGACCCGACGAGTTCGATCTGTTCTGCCACCCGTCGATCTCACGCACGGCAAGACCTGCTCGCCGTAGCCTGGTTGCGAGTCCGAGGTCAGCACCCATCAGTCGTCCTCCACGTCCTCTTCCTCACCCTCAGGAACGAGCTGCTCGTCCACCTCCTGGACGGTCGTCGGAGGAACCTCTTTGAAGTCGAGGTCGCACCCGTCGAGTGCATCTGGATCAGTCATTTCTCTCCTTTCAGCAGATCGGTATGAACTTGCAGGGGTTGACTCCAGGTGGACCTTGTGGCCCACGTGGACCCGCAGGACCTTGCGGACCCCTCTCTCCTTGAGGCCCTTGTGGGCCTCGTTCACCTTGTGGACCAGCGGGACCTGCTGGGCCACGTTTTCCTCTAGGCCCACGAGGACCCACGACACCTTCTGTACCTGAAGATGGAGGAAATTCTGTGATAGAGAGATCGACACCTTCTAGGTCGACTGTCTCCACGAAGTTGTCGCAGTCAAGTGGCTTGAAGCGTTCAGCAAGGATTCTCTTCTGCCGGATTGATTGGCGAAGTTCGTCCTTTGAGACTCCAGGGATCGTTCTACCCGACTTGAGGAACGCCTCTGTCTGCTTTGCTGTCTCTAGAGCGTCTGCTCTCAATACCGCATACCCAGCGTTCTGGCGCTCACAGAGAACTTTGAGGATCCTCTTCTCGTTCGTTGCTCTCACACGTGCCTCTTCAGTGAGACCTGTCTGTGTGTCCTTCACCTCGTTGGCGAGGTCCCACGCCTTGATTGCTGTCCACGTGCAAACGACTCCAATGGCAGCCATCCCAACGAGGATGATCGTCGCTGCTGTCTTGGATTGAAAGACGCGGTCAGGCACCGTTCTTCCCATTCCCATTCTTTCTCTTGAGGGTCAATACAGCGATTGCTCCTCCAGCGATCGTCCCGATGATCGGAGCGAGTTGTCCTGCAACCTCTGCACGGTCAGGATCAATAAGTGCCGCTGCCACAGAGAACAACCACACAAGGACGATGGCGGCAACAAGATACTCAGCTACCTTTGGACTCATCGCGCCTCTGTCGTCTGGCAAGACACCATGCTCCAAGGCGTACTGATATGAAACCGGCGACAGCACAAGGGAACGATAGAAGTGCACCTAGCACCGCACTAGACGGGTTCCCTCATGATTCGCATAGAGGTTGGAAATGGATTACCCGCCCCTCCTGGTCCAGAGAAGAAGTTGGTCGTTTGGGATGCTGCGTTTTGAGCAGAAAACTTGAACGTGTGCGTACCTGCGGAAGGTGTGAACCTGACACACGCCATGATGTTGCCCTGGATTTCGTTTGCAAGACCTCTCCAGACGTAACCAAGATCTGTAGTCACGTCCCTCAGATGAAGGTTGCATGCTCCTGACGCACCGACGACGACACGAGCAAAATGGTTGAAGAAGATCAGGTGCGGAACATTCTCGTAGGTGATGGAGGTTGTCGTGACAATATCTACGAACGCAGTACCTGTCACAGCGATAGTCGTCGTTGAACCCTCTGCGTACGCAACCTCCTCGAGGTACGCAAAGGAGTTGGACACGCCGTCAAGCCATGCTGCAGTGACGAGTTCGGTCGTCGTGATTCCGTCTGGCCATGAGTACCAGGGCATCAGGCAGCCACCGTCGTCACACCTGCTTCAGAGGAACCCGCTACCCCTGCGTACCAAAGACCCGTGCCAACGTTCAGGCCTCTGTCGAGGTAGAAGGTACACACGAGTTTTCCAGTTTCAGGTTCCAGAGTGATCTTCCTTCCGATGATGTTAGCGACGATCTCGATAGGATCACTCGATTCGCCACCAACACTTCCTCTTGGCTTGACCTTCACACGAATCATCTCTGCAAGCACCCTCAACATGATCTGTGCCCGCACGCTTACGTCTTCCCCTGTAAGCGTGATTGACTTGATGACCCACTGGGGGTTTGCGTAGCGAGCGAGAAGTGCCTGAGCGTGGTCAAGGGCATCTGCATCGTACAGCAAGGGCATTTCGAGAGGGGGAAGTTCCGAGACACCGTACTTGGCCTGGGACACAGTGTCTTCCGCCGTTTGGGGTTTGCCAGATTCTCCAATCACAGTGACGATGTTGAAGAACTGGTTGTCGTAGTACAGGTCTGCATCGAGGAACGGCAACTCACCTGCTGTCGAGTCGCCGAACGTGACCTGAGGTGTGTACCTGACAGACGACGACGACTTCCAATCCCACCCTAGGTAGACAGGGTTCCCAGATGCAGTTGAGAAGTAGAACAATCCATCCTCAGCAGCTACAAGATCTGCAATCTCCTCGAGCTTGTTCTGCCCGAACTTCATCGCAGGCCCAGTCGTGAAAGATCCGTTCTGGATTCCTGTCTCATCCCAGAGGGAGTGAGTCACGATATCTTCGATTCTGTCACCGATGAGTTGCGCATTCCAGCCTCGTGCAGAACCTGCGATGTAGTGCGCAGAGATTCGTTCAGGGGTCAGTACATCCTCGTAGACATAGATGTACTGCTCGTTGCCGTGCATGAACTCACCTGGGCTTGCAGCACCGTAGAAGCAACCAATCCCAAGCTTGCCTCCAGCAGAACCTGCAAGGAGTTTCGATCCGTCGCCCCCAACAGCATCCTCAAGAACAGCGTTGACGTACACCCTCGCCTGGGAACCGTCCCACGTGCCCGCAAGATGGTAGATGGTACCTGCAACGAGAGTCGTTGTGCCGACTGCTTCGATGTCTGTACCTCCACCTCCTGCAAGGACTACACCGAACACTGCCTTGCCGAGAGAAGTCACCATGAGGTCCCAGCACGTGATGAACCCGGACCCGTTTGGTCCTGAGACTACAGCGTTGTTAGCTGTGTATCCCGACCTCATCTTGATCCAAGCAGAGATACTAATCCTGTTTGACGAGATCAGATCCTCCTGCGCAAGGTCCACCTTCACGTACTCGCTGTTGTTCTCGTTGAAGAAGACAGACGTACCTGAGTCACCAAGAATGAGTCCAGGTTCTCCAAGACCCGGCGTGTTGACATAGGTGCCTGCAGGCCCTGAGGTGCCTTCAGCTTCAGAGCGCGTGACGACACGCTTTCGGTGCTTCTTGATGATATGGGTCTTGCCCTTCTTGCCTTTCGACTTGACCTTCTTCTTGCGGATACTGTGGACCGTCTTCGTACCCTTTTTGTCACCGAGAGCGTAAGCGAAGGAAGGATCATCGAAACCAGCGACGTCCTCGTAGGACTCAGCATCCGGAGGATCAAGAGAGGGAAGAAACTCGCCAGAGAGGATTCCATTCCCATCGACCAGCTTCACTGTGGACGTTTGATACAGGCCTCCAGAGAATTCAGGCTGCCAATTTTGGACAAACCAGATACCGTGAGTGTAGATAGTGCCTGACCCGACACCGTTCTGAAGCCTCAACCTGAAGCGCCGGTTAGGCACGATGTACGGGTAGTAGGGGCCACCTCGATACGAGGTCGAGTCATTCGCTGTTCCTGACCATCTGCCATTACTATCAGCACCGTCAACGTAGGGATTGAGTTTGGGTGCCTCCTCCATCATGACTCCGTCGATGAAGTAGGTGACTGCAACAGATGCAGCAGTTCGCAAACGGCAAAAGGCGTGGTGGGTGTTCGCAGGTGCAGTGGCTGTAACTGAGTGCCTCGTCCACGCGTTCGCAGGAAGAACGAGGTTTGCATTGTTGGTAGAGATAGAAGCGTTCGCTGCGTCTCTCCACTCAATGGCAATCTGAGCGTTCATCCCGCCTGCAACTTGTTTGAAGTGCCCGGACAGAGTCCACACGTCACCTGGAGAGGCTAAGACGCCGTTGTTTGAGTCGTCGTAGTTAGCACCTTGCCCTGAGAAGGCACCATCTGTGACTATCTTCTGAGAGGCAATTCCATAGAGAAATTCCGTCGTGTCTCTTGTACGAGTGGTGGTTCCAGAACCTGCTTGGGACCACCTGTTGAGGTTGACCTCGAAAGAAGGGTTCTTGATTAGGTTGGCGATGTACCCTTTGTACTCAGGCTCGAAGCGACGATCTCTGTCGAGAAGGTGAAGAGTCATCTCTCCTGCACGAGGATCGTCTCCAGGATTCTGGATCCCATCTTCGTACTCTACATCGAGCAGGAAGTTCGTCACGTCGATCCAGGTACAAGACGCGTTCGGCACTGTGAGGGCGTCAAGCGACAACTCCAGGATGGGGGTGTAGTTCAACGCCACTACGCGTCACCTCCCCAGATGTAGTCACGCCCACCGTTCACCCGAGAGTGACTCTCCTGTGCGTTCTTGACGAGATCGAGGAGTTTGCGGCCGTCTACCACAGTGCCCTCGATAGTCCAGTTGTTGTTGACGACCTGGGTTGTCCCGGCTCCACCCGACGCAAGCGCTCCAATGCTCGCGGGAGGAGACACAGGGCCCTGGGCAATCCCATCAACTGCCATGCTCAACGTCGTAGTGAGGGCGCGTGGGATGTCTGCTGCGGCCTTTCTGATTCCTTCCGCGATGCCTTGCGCGATGGGCACACCTACTTTGTCCCTAAACAGCTTAGAAGGTGATCCTGGCTTGATGAAGTCGAGTGCTGCATCGAGGGCAGACTTAGCGATGTCCAAGAGGGCATCACCAATAGCGCCAGCGAGAGACTTGATGCCTGAGACTACACCCATGATAATGCTCTGACCAAGCGAGACAGCGGCAGCAAAGAAGTCACTGGCGTACCCCTTGATCTTGGAGAGGATGGCAGCGAGCTTCTCACCGACCGCAACTACTGCCCTCGCCATCGGTTCCACGATCTTGTCACGTACCTTGCCCCAGATTGCAGAGACGATGCCCGCGAGTGGGCCGAATACAGCCTTGATCGTGCCCACAATCGCCATCACTCGACCCTTGATGAAGTTGTAGATGAAACCGAAGATCGCCGTGGCAATCCTCTTGATCGTGCCGAAGTGCTTTGCAATCAAGAGGGGAAGGAGAGCAACACCTCCGGTGAAGATCACGAGTAGGAGCGGCCACCACTTGCGGAAGAACCCGATAATGGCGGAGAAGATGCTCATGGTGACATTCTTGATCTTGGTCCAGTTCTTGATGATGGTAGCGATGATGAGTGGGAACGGCCCGAGGAAGATGCCGAGGAGCAGCATCCAGTGGTCGCGGATGAAATTGACGACAGTCATGACCGTGTCCCGCAACCAAGAGAACACTCCGTCAACAATCTTCCGGAACGTCTCCGAATGCTTGTAAGCGTAGATGAGAGCGAGACCCAACCCGATGATCGCTGCCGCGATGAGGACAAACGGGTTTATGGCAGTTACAGCGTTCAGGAGGGCCATGGCGCCAGAGGCAATCCTCATTGCAGCTGCTGCACCCATCATAATGCCCTTGTAGGCAATGAGAGTTGTGCCGAGCGCGATGATCGCTGTCTTGAGCAGCACAGACCCGTCAACGAACTTGAAGACAGCACTGACACCACTTGCGATAGCGGAGAAGAAAGCGATGATCCTGTTCGGGTCGATGGCCATAAGGAGACGCGTGAAGGTGCGCACGAGTGAAGTCGCCGCAGGCAAGAGGGCAGTGCCCAACTGGATAGCGAGGGTCTCGGCAGCGGACCCGAAGGCCTGTAGCGCGCCGTTGAACCCCTTGGTGCGTGACTCAGCAAACTTCTGTGCTTCACCGCCCTTGGTGATAGCGTCGTGGAACTTGAGCCAGCCCTTCTCACCTGCCTTCATCTGGATGCGTGCCGCACGGATGGCATCAGACCCGAAGATGGTGTAGAGGGCAGCATTCCGCTGCTTCTGAGACATGCCGTCCATCGACTTGTTGAGGGTAGCGATGATATCCGGCATACTTTTCATGTTCCCGGAGGAGTCGTAGACCTGGATACCGAGCTCCTTCATCAGGTCAGACGCCTTCTGTGTCGGAGCAGTCAGACGGTTTATCATCGTCTTGAGAGAGGTGCCTGCGTCAGATCCAACGACACCTGCGTTCGCCATCAGGCCGAGTGAGGTCGTCAGTTCGTCAATCGTGTGCCCTGTCCCGGCGAACTGTGCAGACGCCATCTGGAAACCGAGTGCAACGTCAGTCATGTCTGCTGTGGACTTGTTTGCTGCAGCAGTGAACAGGTCAGCAACTGTCGTCGCTTCCCTACCCGACAGGTTGAAGGACGACAGCGCACGTGCGACGATAGTCGCCGAGTCCGCGTAGCCCATGTTCGCAGCAAGACCGAGCTGCAACGTCCCGCGGGTCGCACCAAGGATCTGGTTGACTGACAGGCCACCCTTAGCGAGTTCCTGCATGGCGTCTGCTGCGTCCTTCGCGGACACGTTCGGCAGTTTGAGATCTGCGCCGAGAGCAATCGCTTCCTTCTGCAAGGCGTTCATCTGAGTGCCTGTCGCCTCAGAAACAGCCTGCAGGATGTTCATGGACTGCTCGAAGTTACCTGCGGCGCGAAGCGACACGATGCCGATGCCGGTCACGGCGAGACCGATACCTGCAGCAGCGCGCGTGACGAGACCACCTGTGCGCAGCATAGAAGCGTTGGCAATTGCCATCCCGCGGTAGAACCCAGAGGTGTCTGCCGTGAGACGTGCTACTAGCTGCGCAACAGTAAGTGGCATCTACTTCCTTCGGAGGTACTTCTTCAGGCCTTTCTCTTTCTTCTGCTCCGCGTGGCCTTCAGCGGAGAGAATGGCGAGCGTGTGGTTGTACCAGTAGACGGGCTGCTCTAGGAGTTCCCACGGCTTGCAGCCAAGTCTATCGGCTGCTCGTTGAACAAGGAACCAGTCCGTGATCCGTCCCGCTCGCCCGTCGAAGGCGAGGTACTTTCTGAGATCACGGACTTCTCGGGGTCCGGCATCATGTCTTGCTGAATCGCAGTCATGAAGACAGCGAGGACGTGCAGAGGAATCTTCTTCAGTTGCTCCGTGTTACATGGAAGCGGGGACCCGTCCTCCTGGATCAGATCCCACCCTTTGATAACAGGTTCGAGGACGATGCCTGCAACATCGCCCTCGAAACCCGTCTCGACTGCTTCCTTGATCTTGTCCGAGACCTCGAGAGTCAACTCACCCGGGACGTACTGGATGACAACTGGCTCATCCTCATCCGGGATCTTGACAGCGAGTTCTCGTGTCTTGCCTTTGAGCTGTGAGACACGAAGTGGCACATTCTCTCCTTGTTGGGTGTTACTCCTCCGGAGACAGTGCTGCCTCGGGCACACCTTCGGTAGCAAGCACCGTGGTGTCGTCCTTGACAGAATCCTCCAGAGGAACGTCCTTGTCCGAGGACTTGATGGGCTTGTAGTTCTCGACGTAGGGGCTCGTCGGCTTCG